ATTAGATATGGCTCATGCATCTACGTCATTCGAGAGACTGCCATCACATGAGTACAATGTAGCCGGATACATGCCTAACATACCTCTGTATGTGTCAGGCTGTCCCTCACATATGATGAGTCCGCTTGGTGATGAACGCTCTATGGGTAGAGTGGTTGAGATCAAGGTCAACATAAGTGCATCAGCACACATCAATGAAAAGACTTTGATGCGTAGAGGTGCAAGCATACTCTCGCTTGTAGATAAGCTTGAAGATAGTGGATTGTCCTGTGCAATTACATTGATTGAGTATACGAAAGCACATGGCAATAATGGCTTGATAGAAATGCCTTTAAAGACTGCCGGTCAGCCATTGGATGTAGATAGATGTGCTTATGCGATGGTACATCCATCTATGCTACGCAAGATCATCTTTGCCTTGACTGAACGTCAACTCAATGCCGAGGAAGATTGGTCAGGTGGATATGGTGTGCCATCTGAGTTACCGCTTCACATGAGACATGGTTGTGTGTACTTCCCATCTGTGAATGAAATGCGTGAGCATGACATGGAAAGCCAAATGGCTAGGACAATCGAGATATACGAGAATCAAACGCAAGGCTTGGATTGGGATGGCACTAAGTTAGAAGATAAGTAGTAGGTTATATGAATGTATATGAATATACCTACTACATATAAGGAGAAAAATTATGGGTAAAGATATGACTTTTGAGCAAAGGGTTACGCATGCAATTCGATTAGCAATCGAAGAAGAAGAATCTAAACGCAAAGAAAATCAGCGTGTAGAGGTCAATGTATATGATACTTTGATTGATGGACAGAGACACATGAGGGTAGATGCTATCTGTGTAGATATTATGGAGGGTGAATCAAACACTACCATCGTAGATATAGACTTAGACAAGCGACACATTTTTGAATCTAAAAATAAGGAGGGTGATGATGCTTAACATCATAATAATAGTGGCGACTGCTATGGGATTAGTCGCATTTGGTGGTCTAGGTTATACGTATGGCTTACATATTGCCTACGATGTAGGGGGGATGGATACGTATATCCTCTTTGCATCAGGTGTTGGTGTTGGTGTATGTACACTAGGCTTGTGGAATAGTGTTGTTACAGAATGTTTAAACAGAACTAAACCTTCTCGTAGTAACCGCAGAAAATACAGGAGGTTTGCATGAGTGAGAAATTTGATACTGATTTAGATCAGCTTGAAGTAGATAAGAAAATATATGAGCAAGCAATACAGAATCTGTACAACGCAAGAGACTTGCTTGCCTGTCTACCTGATCATGGATACATACAGATTGGTTTACCCATGAACGCAGTTGATCAAGCAATCAATGCAACAGAGGCTTATGGCGATAGGTTCTTGGAGGGTGTGTAAACGTAATGTTAAATTACGTTGACATGTTGTTAACTATAACTAAAATAATATCAAGGAGATATTAATATGAATAAAAAAGATAAAGAAATCTTAAACAAGATTGCCGGCACTATACGTGGTGAAGGTGATGATTTAGGCGAATGTATTGAGACATACGAAAGGATATGGGGGTATACGAATACCTTTGTGAACATGGTCGGTTACGAAGAAATACAGGAGCGTAAAGGCTTACCTACTAACATGTGGTATGACATGTTGGTTGCCTTCCTGTGTCACATGATGCTACGCACAGAGAAAGATTTCGTTAAGGAAGTTCTTGATGATGTGAAAGGTAGGCTAGACTTCTTTGAAGAATGGAATCAGCACAGGGTTGATACAGAGCAGATGGTCAAGATGACTGATGAAGAAGTCGATGAAGGTTTCAATGCTCAAGCTGAGCGTATTATTAACGAGGAGATATTGCACTAGGGATAGTTATAAGTATATGAATGTATATGAATATACTAATAACGTATAAGGAGAAAAGTTATGGAAACTAAATTGTTTTTGATTCAAGAATTTAAAACAGAAAAAGAAAGAGACAAGGCACTTGCGAATGTACCTAGGAATATACCTTGTTATTTTACTGACTCTGAAAGAAGGTTTAAATGGAATAAGGTTTAAATGGAATCTTATTACTTAATTGGAGAAAATTATGAGTGATACATACAATGTGATGCACATAAATGATGTGCCTAATGATGAGGGTGTGTTCTTTGAAATAGTAGAGTACGAAAAAAAGCCGGACTTAAAAACGATGCAGTCGTGGACTAAGAGCGGAATGATTGAGGTACTTAACGTCATACATGATGGCAAGGAATGTCATGCGATCATAGATGAAGAAGGTAAGTTTGATAATTCAAACAAAATCAATAAGATGGCTAGTATCAAATGGTATAAGTGGCTTAAAAGGACAGGACGTACTGCGTTTAACGACATGATTGTAGGCAGATGTAGTGTGTTAATTAACTACGAATTGGATTAAGCGTATGAATGAAAGCATCCCTGATGGGGAAATAACTATGACTGTTGAATTTAAAAGCGATGGGGATATCCTGTTGACTGCAAGAGACAGTTTAAACGATAAGACACTTGTGTTTCGTCACGAACCTAACATGGCATTACATAACATGGTGATGGATATGTTGCGTAAGATGGGTGTACAACTATTGGAGAGAAACAATGAATCTTAAAGATGCTTATGCCGAATGGCAAAAGAATCCTGATGATGGTGTTCAAAAGAAGAGACCTAAGAGGTGGGATTGGAAACTTAAACTTAATGAATTAAAAAAACAAAAGGAGAAAAAGTAATGGGTGCAGATGTATATTTAGAGAAGGCATACGATAAAAAGTTTGCAGATAAAAAAGAAACGCTTGAGGGTTTTGCACACGATGCAAATCACGATGAACTAACAGAGGCACAAAAAAAACACATGATGGATGTGTATGACGACCTGTATAAACAGGGTGATGTGTATTACAGGGACTCGTACAACTCAGGTAGCGTACTGTGGGCGATGAACCTGTCGTGGTGGGATGATGTCTTGCCTATGTGTGATGACGATGGGTACTTAGATGCCGATGGTATACGTAAGTTCCTAGACATGGTTGAGGATGCACCTTTGCATGTCAGTCAGGGATTCCAAAACAACATGCCTAGCGAGTGGACGTATGACGATGCTATGAAGTACCTACAAGAAGAGGCAGACTTGCTTATCTCTTTCTTGAAGAAGGCTTTGGATACTAACGATAGATTGTCGTGCAGTCTGTAAAGAAAACTGTATGGCGCATCAAACCAAAAAAAGTTAACATAGACTTTACATCACCCGAACAAAACCAGTTGCGGGAAAAGCGTTTAAACAATGCAAACGAATGGCTACACAAATCCCTACAGACTAATTGTTTGTGGGGAATTGTGATAGCTAAACAAGTTTATGATGCTATAGACAACAAGGAAAACAAATGAATAAACAAAAAATAAAAGAACAGTTAGCGGACATATCAGAGTTGATGTTGTATGTGGACAAGCCTTACAGGATTGAGGCATTACATGCTCTGTATACAGAGGTAGAACCTGTAAACTTTTGGACTATGTTCCATCAGTATTGGAACTCAGTTGAAAACCCATCGGACTTTATGCCTCACATTAATGACATGTTTGAGTATGACGACATGGGTTTCAACTACGACATGTTACAAAGCGAGCATCGTTTAGGTGCGTTAGAGCCGGAGGACAAAGCTTTCTTTCTTAGCTTGCCTGATGAATTTGCAGTATTCAGAGGGTGTCATAGTTTCAATGAGCAAGGGTGTTCGTGGACTACTGATAGAGAAGTAGCTGAAAGGTTTGCGTTACGTATGGCTATAGACAAGCAGTACATACTATTGCAAGGCATGGTACGCAAGACAGACATCATATGTGCCTATGACAATAGAAAAGAAAAAGAAATTGTTGTGCTACCTAAGAAAGTAATAATCGTAGGCAGAGAACGTGCGAATAATCCCCTAGTTGATAACCCTGATGAACTAAAGAAATTTGGTGACTCTTCTAACATGTATCACATGGTGCAGACAGGTAGATACAGACAGTTGCAGAGCGATGAGGACTTGAGGACAATGGCTGAAGGTCATTGGATATTTGATATACAAGATAAAGGTTTAAACGCAGTACGCAAATACATCTTGTGGTTTGAGGATTTAGTTGGTCTTATAGCAAAGCACAATCTTGATGATTTTGCACCTAGTTGGTTTGCATCAGCACATGACAGGTACGTGACAGGTAAAGACATACTTGAAGGCGACCCACGTGGAGTGATAAAGAAAGTGCAAGAACTCAGACAAGCAATGAAGTTAAATGGCAAAGAGGTCTCAACTGATGATGAGTTAGATGCCATCATAGACAACGCAATGCGACAAGCAGAGGAGAATGATGCCAAGAAGAAATAGGTCTCCTTATTGGCTTGAGCAAGCCATAGATTTACGCAAGGGTGGTGACTCTCTAACAGAGATATCAAACATAATCTTGCAACCGGTCTCAACAATTAGATATCAACTCAATCTTAATCTTTCACAGGAAGAGTATGATGCATTGTGCCAACCACCTAACCCACCTGAGAGTGCGGAACGTACTGCAAAGATACGTGAACTGCATGAGGAGGGCATCAATGGCAATCAAATTGCCAAGCATGTAGGTGTATCAAGGCAGTATGTGTACAAACTGATTCGTATGTGGAGAGAGCAAGAAGATGCTGAGTTAGATGCTATCGTAGAGAAAACAAACCTTACATTAACAATAAACGAATGGAGCAAAAATTATGCTAAGTAAAATAAGAACGTGGTTTAAACAATTTACCACAGGTGCAACTGCTACACGTAACGTAGCAGTAGGGAAGGTAACTTCTGTAACAAAAATAGAGTTACAGGATACTGAGTTATCAAGTCAACAAAAGAAAGTCGCTGAGGGAATGGGAGTTAGCGATGAAGAGTATGCTGACTTAACTAAATCAGACGTTGAACCTACAAGGGCGAGGACAGAGACAGGTAAGTTTGTAGCTGACGACCCTTCCACACCTGATGTGAATGAGGCTTGGAAGGGTGGTAAAGCACCCAAGAAAAAGTCTAAGTCTAAATAGTAGGGTAGCCGAAGGCTTTGGAGTATCTCCCACTAACAGGGTCGTACTCCAAGTCTACCTGTCCTAGACTACCGGACTGTTTAAAACGCATCTTCTTTGTGTGGATGCGCACATCCCTACTGCCCTGAG